TGGGTTTCCCCACTAAGCCGCCATTGACGGATTTGTTCCAAACTCATAGGTGGCATCACGCCTACCGTTTTTGGCTGCTTGGTTCTGTGCAGCTTGGCGGTTGAAGATACCTCGCTCACCTGTGCCTGACTCGACTAGACTTAACCACTCTCGCATGAATGAGGTGGAGTCTGGCTTGTCAGTATAGGCTACTGAGTTGTTCGCTAAGTTACGCTGTCCGTTTGCCTCCCAATACGCACCAGATTTAGCATGACGCATACGGTCATCACTGAGATTCGATAGGCTAATCATGGCTGATCTGCGGACACCGCCAACAACTACAACCTCACCGATTTTACACATGATGTCGTGGCAGTGTAGGCTAGTTAGTTTCTCACCTGAAGCTTCCTTGAACTTGCTAACCACAAACTGAAACAAGTCAACCAAAGGTGCAGGGCCACTAGCACGACCACCAAAGGTCTTAAGCTTTGCACCTGCGGGACGCACTAAGGACACATCCCACTTAGGTATTATACCGCTATACAAGGAAGATATTAATGTACGTAGTGAGTACGCCCAACCTTCTTTAGAGTCAGGTACTACGATTGTCTCGTCTAAGTAAATAAGGTTCATTGGTACTTCTGGTAACTGGTTAACGTACTGACGTTCAACAGAAAACCCCACACCTGTGCCACAAAGTAAAATGAACATGGCCTCATCAAAGCTGCGAATATCATCGACAGGTAAGTACGAACAGTTATAACCAGCCGTGTTGTCACGATCAAAGGCTTTGCCCGAACTCATCATGGCTCTCATGGAGGGCATCACATCCAAATCTGTGATTGCTTCGCGGATTGCCATGACTGTTTCGTCATCCTTGATTTTGGGTAGCACTAAATTAGACACGTATCGGTCTACAGTTTCGCCCCAATTTTCTCGCCTATTTTCTGAATCAAGCCATTTGGCGTAGCGGCTGGTGTGGATGAAAGCTTGGTAGTCAGTGGGGAAGTAGTTGTTCATGCTTGGCGGTATTCCTGTTCTAAGTCTTGAATTAATTTATTGATGTAATAGCGGCACTTCAGTAGGTCTTGCATCGGTGTGTCTTTATGATTGTGTCTAGTTAAATACTTAATGACGTTACCCTCGCAAAAGCTCATCTCATGTGCGCGTATGTAATCAATAGGCTCTATAGATGCGGTAGTGTAATGAGGTGGTGTGTTTATAAGGTCAACAGTAGGCTCAATGCGTTTCTTCATTTGGATGGTTCCTTATTGATAGGTGGTTGCCACAAAATAGGGGCATTGTCCCAAAGCTCTGCTGTGAGTATTCGGGCCATACGTGCGTTCAGTAGTGCTTCTGCTTCGTCACCTTTGTAAGCTTTTAGTACACCTTCCCAAAGACTCTCAGGGGTGCCTCGGTGCTTATCAATTAGCTTACGTGCTGTCACTTCACCAACACCTTTAACACCGTAGTAACCGTCTGTTGGGTCGCCTTTGAGTGCTTGGGTAATGAAGTGTTCGTAAGCTTCTTCTTCAGAGATGTGGACAACTTCACCGTCTTTCCAGATACGTGCATTGGGTATGGTCAGCATGTCTTTATCGTCTGAGACAATGAGGTACTTGTCAGGGTCTTGGGTTGCTAGGATTCCCATGACATCATCAGCTTCGATGTTGTCTAAGATGACGTGGTTGTACTGCTCCTTAACGAAGTCAAGAAGCGTGTAGAGACACAAAGGTCTGCGAGTAGTCTTACGGTTAGCTTTATACTCAGGGTTAATGTCTTTGCGGTAGTTGGTTGGGCTAGAGATAGCCACTACCACTTCCTTTAATCCTGTCTCTGCTTTTATTTGCTCGACCTTAGATACAAAGCCTTTGTTAACGTCATCTTCGTGACAATGGAGAGTCCACAGGCCGTCACCCCAGTGGGTAGGTTTTTCGAGTGCTGCGGCTATACGGTACGCAATTAGATCACCGTCTAATAGTAAGGTGGTACGGGACATCTGGACTCTCCAATTTAGTGGACTAATTTAAGTTCAAACTGCTTTTTCTCAGGCACTTCCTCATCATCTTCTTCACCGTACAAAGTGGTGGCAAGTTCCAAGTAGTGCATCAGAATTTCTTCCTCATTTACAATGTCCCGCACTGCGGCATAGACGGCTGCACCGTAGGCACTGTGTTCCATTGTGGGTTCACCATCACATTCACCTTTAAGCTTCACTGACGTGCAATCACTGTTAAAGGTTATGATTAGCGATAGGTTTCCTGTTTCCATTGGGTTATTCCCTTCTAGTGTTTGTTAAGGACATTGACTGCCCCGTCTAAGTTAATTTTGAACCACTCATTTTTTCTATCGTCACAGACAAGTTCTAGTTCTTGGTGAACCTTGAGTTCTGTGTCATGCCGATTAGGTACGTCAATGTGGTGGTGGAGGATGTATGACCTGTACGGGTCACTGGTTTGGTAGCTATTAAGGCGGTCTTCAGCATCCACAGCTTTACCTACCTTGACCCATTCGGGCCATGCTGGATTCTTAATGACGTAGACACATCCGACTGTAGATTTTGGGTAGTTTTTTAGTGAACTAAAGGCAGCGTCATTGAATGACTTGTACCGCCCTGACTTCCACAATGGGTGAGATTGGGGGATGTACTTATTATCCACAAACATACGCTTATGGTTCTTAGCGTTGTGTGACAGAACGGTTTGTCTCCCCACTGTAGTTTTACCTACATACCACCACTTTCCATCCTCATGCACACAGTTACTATTAGTGGGTGTCTGCCCACGATCTGCCAATGTTGTATTCCGCATCTAGTCGAACTCCGAATTTGTAATAGTCACCTGTAAGACGCATAGCTTTTTGAGCAAGCTTTCCGAACACGTCACCTGTACCTTCTTTAACTAAGATTTGAATTTCATCGTGTACCCAAGCACATTGCTGGAACTCGACACCGTGGGTATAGCCCTGCTCCTTGCATAGCTGGTGGAAGGTAACGACCCATCTCTTTGCGAGAATTGCGCCACATGATTGAAGTAAACTGTTAAGTGCTGCGTGTTTGTGACGGATAGGGATATAGCGACCATCAAGACCTTCTATACGTCCTGTAGGGACTAAAGTTATAACGTAGTCTTGTAGTTTCTTAAGAGCAGGTAGACCCTTTAAGAATTGCTCTTTGAGTCGCTTACCATCTTCCTTTGTACCTCCAACTATAGAACCGATCTTGGCGTTACCTGCACCATACAAAATACCGCCGTAGATAAAGGTCTTAGCCTGCGCCCTAGTCTCTAAACCTGCTGCTATTTGGTTAGTTGTATGTATGTCACCCTCAAGAATGGTCTTTGCATACTCTCCCTTATCCCACTTCGCCATGTAGCTGGCTAAACATCTCAATTCGATGCCCGATTGGTCGCTGCCCATCAACTCCCAACCTTTAGGTGCGTAAAATAACTCTCGACACTCCTTGCCAAATTCTGCTCGGTCACTCGGAACTTGCTGCATATTAGGTCTACTGGCTGTAGCACGTCCTGTGATTGCTCCTAGTGTGTTAGTGCTGTAGTGGATACGTCCGTTCTTGGATAGCTTGAGCCAACCATTCTTACCTTCCGCTAACTGACCGACACGTTTAACGAGCATTAGGTACTCCAAAAGCAAAGACGCTTCAGGAATAGAACCTTCAATCTCTTTTAAGGTAGTCTCATTGACAATGACCTGCCCTGACTCAGTAAAAGCTTTGGGCTTCCAACCGCGTCTTTGAAGTCTGTCGGCAATCTGCTGACGTGAGGTAGGGTTAAAGGGGAGGGTCTTAGTTTTGGTCTTCAGTTCAATGATGTTAGGCTCAAACGTATCTACCATAATCTGTTTAAGTTCATCCCTGCGACCCGACAGCTTGGCGTATAAAGACACGGCTTTTTCTTCGTCAAAGGGAAACCCAAACGTCTGCTGCTCTAGGCAGATACGGTGGATGTCATGCTCTAAATCCATAGCGTCTTGGCTGTAGTTTTTAGAGATGATCTTGTCGTATAGCTTTACGTTGACTAGTACATCTTGGACGCAGTATTGAAGCATCTCTTTCGAGTACGTTTCCCAATCTGCATTGACACCGTAGTCACCCTTGAGACACTTAAGGCGGTAGCCCCAAGACTCTAGCGAGTGTCTACCTCTCAGCTTCGGGGGCAAGGTTTGGTTAGTCGCATCAACCTCTCCTATGTT